GTCTGGTGCTCCAGGGCTATATATTGAAGGCACACAGTTCCAAGCGGATACCACCATAACACTAAATGTATGGAATCAAATCTGTACTACATTTACAGCAGATGGCCCTGCTGGCGGAACTGCTAAGATCTATATCAACGGTCAACCCCATGGCTTGGGAACCACAGGGGCTCCACAGAATACTCAGAGAAACTACTGTTACATCGGTCGATCAAACTGGGGATTTGGTGATCCCAACTTTCACGGGGGTATGGGTAGCCTACAGATCTACAATCGCGCATTGAGCGATAGTGAAATGTTAAGCAACTACAATACCACCAAGAGCCGTTATTCACCGTTGGGCTAATAACATGCGTATACGCCCTGCTAACACCCGCGGGCATCTACAGGCAGGGTGGATAGAAAGCCGTAGAACATTTTCAAATAACAGTTATTGGGACCCCAAGTACATGAACTGGGGTAACCTAAAGGTTATTAACGATGATGTACAACAACCTGGCAATATGGTTCCAAATCACGAACACTCCAACTACGATATCCTAGGCTATCTCGTAGAGGGGGAGCTAGAACACAGGGACAGTTTGGGCAACACAGTAAGAGTCCGCTCCGGCCAAATACAACACATGTGGTGCGGTAAATCAATATGGCACACTGAAGCATCAGTAGGTAGCGTACCTGCCCGTTACTTACAAATTTGGATAACTCCCAGAGTAACTCTAAGAGATAGTGATCCTTATTACGAAATCATAGACAAAGATCCTGGTGTTTTTGCACCCGTAGACATAGCTCTCAAGCAGAAGATGCAGATCCAAGCAGGCTGGCTTACAGGAACTCATACGCTAAATATATCAAATGCTTATATCTATGTTGTTAGCGGCACAGTAAAAGGCAATGGATTTGAGTTAAACGAAGGTGATGGTGCTGAATTGAGTAGTGAATTAACTGCTGATTTCAATGCTCATATCATATTGTTTGAACAATAAATAACTAAGTGCAGGGACAATACAGGCCCGCCAAAAGGAAAAAACATGTTAACAAAAACAGTAGGACCAACCGGGCTATACGCTCTTAATGCCACAACAGGCACACACCATGCTATTACAACAGAATCTGGAGAATTATACGGTGTGCCCACCCAAGCTCTACCAGCAAGAAAAGTTCGAATTGCAGTAACAGCTCCTGCTTGTATTGCGTTTGGCACAGATGTTGCTGATAATAATTCTGGCATTTTAATGCCTGCTAATACAGTAGAACATTTTACACTTCATAATACTAGCACAGTATCTTATGTCCTTGTAACAGGTGCAACTACTGGATACATTTCAATCACTTCGGTAGCCTAAGGAAACAACGATGAGAGCAAGCGAAATATTAGCAGGCCTAGCAGAGTTATTAGGTGGATTAGATTCGGGATCTAACAGTCAACAACCATCTGTTGTTGTTATCAATAATACTCCTCCTACAGCCCAGCCTGCTCCGGCACCACAGCCAATGGCTCAACAGCCTGCACCTGCCGGCACATTAACTCCTGTTGAACCCGACAATACAGATGACAGTGACAAGACCACAATGGTTCCCCCACTACAACAGAAGATTGAATTACTTAAAAAATCATTGAATGTTGATAATGAATTCAGTAACGGGTTTGATCAAATAGACCAACAACAAGATGCCGAGAATCCTCCAGATGAATTGGAGCGTATGAAGAAAATGGCCGGTATCAAACAAATAGCACAACAAGAATTAGCTAGCGACGAACCGTTAGATGTCTAAGGAGTAAACCGTGCCAATAACACACAAGGTTTATTCAAGTAGAAGTTTAAGTATAGACACTAATACTTTTGTTGGTGAAGCTGGACGCTTATTCTACGAACAAACAACTGGCACGGGCCATGCTCCTGTACTAAAATATTCAGATGGATCTACACCGGGCGGTCTACCATTAAGTGGCAGTAGCTTAACATTCTCGGGGTCAACCCCTCCAGTCAATCCACACGATGGTCTATTATGGTGGAGCACCGAAGACGGCCGATTATACATTTATTATCAAAATACATGGGTTGACGGAAATCCTCAATCATCTACAGCAAGTTATACCCCGGCAGTCCCTGCTAATTGGCAATCAACAGTTACTACTATTAGTCAGGCCTTAGATGAAATAGCCGCAAGGTTAACTACTGCTGGATTTTAATATAAATAATATACCAACTTAATAAGGTACAACATGAAAAAAATTCTATTTGCCGTACTGCTAGCGGCCACAAGTCTAGCATCACACGCTTGGACTCAAAGAGCTCCGCAAGATCCACAGGCCTGTCGGGTACATGCACCCTACGGTTTCCCACAAACAGCAGGTGTACAACCTATTTGCCGACAAGCATACCTAGTAGGTTACGATGCGGCTGCTAAACTACCCAAGTATGTAACATATGAACTATTACCTCAAAACGCTCTCGGCTGTGTCGCTCGCACTAATGCTTTTGCTAGTGATCAATCTGTTCCAAATGGAGCCACTCCCGCAGATTATGTTGGTACAGGATACGACAAAGGGCACATGTCTCCAGATGGTGACCTATCGTGGGACACTCAAGTTGAGTTTGAATCATTCTTAATGACCAACATGAGCCCACAAGCAGGTTCATTAAATCGTGGTATCTGGAAGCTGTTAGAAACTAGTGTTCGTGGTTGGGCAGTACAACGCAATCAATCATATACTGTTTATGTGGGCGGTGTATATGGCGCCGGAGATAAAACTATCGGCAAGGGTGTTGTAGTACCACATGGCTTCTACAAGATTGTGGTCAACAATCAAACCAATGAAGTTGCTGGTTGGGCATTTCCCCATGTTGCACCATATCCTAACTTAGGTAATGATTTGACCAAGTTCCGATTACCAATTGCGCAGATTGAAACTACAGCAGGTGTTAAGTTTGCCTATCCAGCAGGTGCTAAAGAATTACAACCAGGTCAAGAATGGCCTGTAGACTTTGGAGCATTGACCAATGCCAAGCGAGCCAAATGTGGTGCTACTGCAAGTGACGATTAATGAATATCCAGTCTATCCGGAAGATGATGGGACAGATAGGCCGCGCAATCCTTACAGCCCTGTATGAAGGATTAGTAAGATTTGGATGTGGAATGGCCAACATCCCATATCCAGAAGAGACCCACCTTAGGGCCGGTAGTCGTCAACGGTAACAGGCGTCCGCACAATTGGACTGCACCGCGTAGTGTGCGCTGGATAAAGTAACCAGCACTAAATACACCATGCGAGCAAAACAGTTTATCAACGAAGACATAAAAGATCTCAAAACACACAAGGAAAATTTTCTAAGTATGTTTGAGAAATTTTTGCCTATTGCCATGCATTTCATACAACTTAAATCTCTGCCCAAGATGAAGTTCGAAGCACACATACACGATGACATACAACCTACATTTGGCAAATATGAAAACGGTGTGCATGTGTTATATATTGCACTGATGAATCGTCATCCCAATGATATTCTACGCACTGTAGCTCATGAGCTTGTTCATTATAAACAAGACACTGAACATGAATTACATGATCAAAGCGGAGCGACAGGTAGCCCACATGAAAATCAAGCACATGCTGTTGCCGGCATTGTAATGCGTCATTTTAATAAAAAATACCCCGAATATCTAAACAGTAAGCCCATTGTATAAAAGAAAAAGCCCCCAATGGGGGCTTTAATATATAATGTGTGGCTATGCCAATAATATTATTTTGTCTTAGCACCAGCATTAACAAATGTGTACATTTTTTCTGCTGTTTCTAATACTTTATCTAAACCAGGAAATTCTGGCATTGCAACTGTGCTAACAACTTGGCCAGTCTTTTCATCCCTGGCAACTGACATTTCCCAACCATGGAACTTAGCGTTAAATTCTTCGCTAACTAGGCCCTTGGCCATATCTAGGATATCTGTACGGATTTCGTAGCCGTTTTTGTTAAATTTAACTTCTGGTACTGCGGGTGCTTTAAATGTGTTTGACATATTATTCTCCTTGTGTGTGTTATGTCTGTATAGACAACAACTAATTTTGCTGTCTATGTATTTATTATACAGTGATGCTCACTGTTTGTAAAGTGATATGAAATTATTACTTAAACTTTTTTATTCGTTCTTTGATAATTTTGATCACCGGTTCAGCTAATACAACTTCGTAGTGATTATAGTCTACATCTACTAGTTCCATATCTGCATGATGCTTCTGACTAGCGATAGTTACCACACCGTCGTTGGGTTCGTGCATGAAAGGACTTTGCCCTTTGACTGTAACTACATTGGTCCAAGGGTGCTGTATTTTAATCTTATCCGACTGCTTCATTACCCACGAACTAGGACCTATATCACGCATTAGTCTGCTAAACGGCAAGAAGTACTGTGCATAGTCTGCGACTTCTGCACCACCATAGGGTGTGCTTAATGTCACAGCTCCTTTGACACTAGTAGGTATACTGTTAGCTAAATGCAAACTGTAAATGCCTCCTAGACTATGGGCAATAAACACTATGTCTTTGCAGTCTTGCAATGTAGACTGCATGTCTTTTAGGTTATTTTCGAACCCATTACGACTATCATAGTTGAGATCTATACCTTTACCAAGTTTACTTTTGATATAGTTAAAGCTCTCGCTGGTGGCATTGGCGCCGTGTATGTACACTAGTTTCATGCCAATATTTATCGGCTTAGAACCAGCCTTCGAACTCGCTAGTGATAATGGGATGTACATCCCATCCGTCTTGTTTCCAGCGTAGCAACATGATTAGTGTTTCGATAAAGCTCATTGTGCTATAACCAAGTAAACAATCATAGCTGAGATAGCGGCCATTGCTAGCTTAGGGCCGTATTCGCGCTCTTCCCACTTTTTAGCAAATTCTTTCATGTTAGCTCCAGTATCTGCCTTTAAACATGGCATCTGCTCGTGCTTGTTGAATTTCTTTGATAACTTCGTAGATTGTTGTAAAAAATTTTTTCATAAATAAGTTTCCTTTTGAGAATTGAATCTTTGGATATAGTGGTCCAATTGTGCGGCATCGGTAATGCCTTTGGTGCTTAGATAAGCGTCTAAGCGGCTTTGATAGGAACTGTCGGGGAACATTTCAGCTAGGCGTTCCATAATTGCTAGCATAAAATCTGATAGAGTTTTCATTGTGTGTTTTCCTTGTGTGTTGTAGTACTCATGGTTTCTACTGAGTATTTATGCTATTATATATTGCGACCGCACAAATCACAAGATTTTTATTTGCCAGATAATATGCTACAATCGTGTTGCGAATGAACTAAATACCAAAAGGAAATATTATCTTGAAAAGAGTTACTCGTAGTCTTTTAGAAGAATTGAACGCTATATCCGAAAAGAAAAACAGCGAAGCTGTAATCGAAAGTAGGGCAACTCATGTTATCAATAGTGCAATTAATCTACTTTCTTTAATCAAAGAAAACTTTCCCCCGGAACAGGCCTATGAATTAGAGCGCAGGTTTGTCAATAGTATCCGAGGCAACGATCCTAATAAATTTGTCCGTAGTATCCGTAGACTACGCGACAACAAAGAAACTGCTAAAAATTTAACTATCGTAGAAGGCGATCTAAAAGACGACGATAATGACACCATTTGATATATTTTTTATCGAAATGGATAAATATTTACACCATAGTCCAGTAGTTGGACTCTAACAGATCAAGGAGATTTTAAAATGGCACAACTTTTTCACAAGTACGAATCAACAGTAGCTCCATTCTTCAAGAATGGTGTAACTCTAGACTTTTACACTATCACTTTCACAGGTGCAGACCTAACAGCAAAACTAGGCGCAGACAGCGCAGGTTTCCTAGCTGGTACATACACAGCTGAACAAGCTAAGAGCCCGGTTGTTAAGGCATTCGAAGCTATCCAGGCTAAGACAAGCATTGAGCTTGTTGGTACACCTCGTTACAGCGCAAGCGATACAACAATCGTTATCGCTGTGGCAGCTCTAGGTGGTGCTTACGGTACAGACGACTACGCTTCTTACGGTGCTGTTGGTACAGGTTCTACCTTTGCTAACTACCTAACAAGCCTAGTACAAAACGGCGGTACATACCAAGGTTTTGCAATGAGCGGATGTGCAGTTGCAGCCGGTGTTCGTGGCGTTGCATTCTAATTAGAAATTAGTTCAAATAAAGAAAGGGAGTTTTTAACTCCCTTTTCTTTTGACCATAAATACATTATATAGGTACTTTATGGATATAATTGAAATTCGCACACTGATAGATATAACTGGCACAGGAATCACTAGACCCAATCAAGGTAGTCAGTTGGAACTAGATCAGAATAGAAATTTTATTACTCTGATGCAGTGTGTTGAATTGCGATCAATTGTGACCTATGACACTAAACCGACAGTGGAAACAGTAGATGTCAAGAACTTGGGATTTGGTTCAGAGTATAAGGGCAAGCATAGTGTATGGACATTTAGATTCAGCCCCGATAGACAAAGTGTGTATAATGATAATGACAACAATCCAGTTGGTGGGTTAGTTGAAGATATCCATGGCGTTCCTATAATAAAAAATCTTACAGAAACGGTAAATATAAGCACAACAGTTTTCGAACTGAAGAATACACAATATAAAAACACTATCATTAAGGCTCTTCAAGGCACAATTTAGGCAACCAAGGCTGATAAAGCACTGTAATATAACCTACTAGGAGAGACATAATGTCTGTACAAACAATTGAAATAGAAAAAACAAATTTAGAAGTGCATGTTGAGTTATGCGCCCAGCGATATCAAAATTTAGATGATCGCCTTACAAAAATCGAAGGCAAATTTGATGCGTTGAAAAAACTAATCGAAGACAGCCATAACAGCATGACCAAAGTTATGATCGGTACCGCTGGTACGGTTATCACTGGCATCGTAAGTTTGTTAGTTGTAGTTTTACAAAAAGGCCATTAAAGTGAAAATTTCAGAGTTATTAGTATTTGAAGCCATAGGCACTGTTGGCGCCTCCACCGATCCGCAACAACAAAACGGATTACCCAAGACTGGGAATAATCCCAATGCGCAAACTCAACAGCAAAATACACAAACAACTCAACAGGCCAATCAACAGAATACCCAGACTCCGGCTACCACACCGAGTCAACCCGTCCAAGGCCAGCCTTCACAGCAGGGCAAGCCGGGACAGCCCATGGGACAGAATCCTGCCCAATCTCAAGCACAAACAGCACAACAGCAACAGTCATTACAAGCATCAATGACTGATCTAGATAAAATCGCCGCTCAAATTGTCGGTCTCAAACAGAAGCAACAAGATCTGCAAAAGCAGATGCAGACTCCAGCGGTATGAAAATCCAACATCTATTATCGGGCTTAACGATAGCCATCACCAATGAGGAACAGGCGTTCTTAAATCAGCACGAAGGCCGTGTATCATTAAACAGTCTTAATGATCATGACCAATGGCTAGCTCAGAATCTTGTACGCAAGGGCGTATACTCAATAAGTAAAGATAATACAGTATTGGTAAAAAATCTAGATGAAACAGCTAACAAATGATGTGTTTGATCGATTCTCAAAGGTATCCGAACAGGTAGTTCGCGATTTCCGTCAGCGCGGAATTGTAATACCGCAAAGAAATCCAGATGGGTCCGTAACTATAGGTAAGTACACAGTCGTAAAGAAATCAACAGGTTTCTATGCTGTGCTAGACGGTAGATTAGAAATTGTAGTTGACGATATCAATTTGCCGCAGACTGCCACTATCGTTGCCAATGACCTCGCATTAGGTCGCTGGGTAAACGATAATCTATTAAAACAAGATAAAGAATACGGTTTTGCATTATTTGAAGAAACCCTATATAAAAGATCAGCAGAGCGCAGTAAGGGTTCTTATGATAAGTTTGAAATAATGATGAACAAGTATCATATCAAGCGTCTTAAAAAGAATTCTGTCAAGACAGGCATCGTTAATAGTTTTGAAAAACTACGAAAACTCGTATAAATAACATTAACCACATTTGGACCAAATATGAAAACCAACATTTTTTACAGTAAAATTACTAGCTCTAAGTTACAAGAGAATTTAGAAAAGCAATTTGGCTCGCGTGTCAACTTAGAAAAGTATGGCCGCGAACAATTAGAAGATTTTCGTAATAAGTTGAGAACTCGTATTTTTCAACAAGAAGGTTCAGCAGGCGTCAACGATTTGTTGACCAATGAAACATACCAAAAAGATAAGGCAATGTTAGAGTTGCTAAACACAAGGATAAAAGAAATGCTAGGCGAACAAATGAAACAACTACGCGATAAAATGGATGCTCTTAACGAAGCAAAGAAAGGTGTGCGCGACATCAAACATGCTAAGAAAGCCAAAGGTAGTAAGCCAGACTTTCTTGATCTAGACAAAGACGGCAACAAAGCTGAACCAATGAAGAGTGCGGCTAAGAGTGCTAAGGTAAAAGAAGGTGCTAAAAAAGCCAATAAAGACTATGACGGTGATGGCAAAATTGAAAGCCCTAAAGATGAAGTATGGGGTAGCCGTGCTAAAGCAGCCGCTAAGTCTGGAAAGCCATTTAAAGAAGGTTTTCCAACTGTTGACTATGATAAAGTTTTAAATGCTATCGCGGCATTATATGGTGATGACATGTGGGACAATGATGCAATGCAAGATCTAGCCAACGACTTGGAACAAGCCGGACCAACTGACCGAGAGTTAGATTTTATTATTGCCAGGGGCAAGTTGCCAAAGAGATTGGCTGGTATGCAATTCTCAGCAGGTGATGATGTGCAGTTTAAAGAAGGTTTCCCAACTGTAGACGATGCAAAGAAAAATGCACAAGGTACAGCTGGTATGAAAACTGGCGACAGCAAGAAGTCTAGCACAGGTGGTACAATCACTAAGACTGCTACTGGTCTAAAGCACACAGCAGGTAAAAACTATGGCGGCCAAGATGCTCCTAAGACTCCTGACAGTGATGCTAAGTCTAAGAAAGTCAAAGAAGAAATGAAAGTTGGAGATAAGAAAAAGTCTTCAACAGGTGGTACAATTGAAAAGACCAAGACGGGTGTCAAGCACACAGCTGGCAAGAACTACGGTGCCCAAAAGCAACCATTCGATAAGAACAGCAAAGATCTAGATGAAGGCTCGATGCATCCTAAAGATTGTGACTGTAAAGAGTGCATGGGCATGTACGAGCGTGACGAAGGCAAGCACAATAACAAAACTACAGGTTTCAAAGCATTGGCCAAGAAAGCAGGTGGCGGCGAGAAAGGTGCTAAGATTGCAGGCGCACAACGTCAGAAGATGAAGAAGGCCGGACAGTTAGAAGAAAGCCAATTCAAGCACAATGTTCGCTTTGTAAATGAGAGTCTACACTTCCTATTGTCAGAGGACGAAGAAGGCAAGGCCAAGGCAATTACAGCCGCCGGTGATATTGTTAACGACTACACATCATGGATGCAACGAGTCGGTCAATACCAAACTAAATCTATGATTGAACTAGCAGATGCTATTCGTGCAGACTTCGGTGCTGCCGAGGCAGAAGCGTTCAAGAACGCAGTTGGTCCAGCTCTAAGTGCTACACTAGAAGTACTAACACAACAGCGTGAAACAGTCAGCAATGCAGTTGCCGCGCTAGCAGGTGAAGCAGTTCCAGAAACACCAATGGGACAAGAGCCAGGAATGGAGCCGGGCCTAGACGCCGCAGGTCCAGATGAAATGAATCCAGACATGGGCGGTGATGAATTCGGTGCTAGCGATGCAGCCGCAGGTGGAGCAGAAACAGCCGGTCGTGAAATGCGCGAAAGCCGTGAAGCTCGTCGTGCTCGCAAACTAGCTGAATCACACAGTATCATTTCTAAACTAGCCAAATAATGAGATTATTTGAAGTAGATCAAGGGTCTGCTAGAGATGTTCTAGCAGTCCTACAAGGTCTTGCCAATAAGGCGGGTGATTCAGCCTCTTTACCTTTTCCAACGGTGATGAATATGCTGAAACCTTTTGGGCTAGGCATTAGCACACCCGACGGTCTTATTGCTCTTAAAAATGCTGTAGATCCACAGGGGGATGTTATTAGAGATATCTCCGCAGATGGAACAGTTGTTCTAAATACCGACGCCGACAATCCAGATGTAAATGAACCACCTAGCAATCAAGGTGGAGCAGGGCCAAATGTAGAAAAAATGGCTAAATCTAATTCTAAGAATCTTAAGCCAAATATTTGACTTTATTAGATTAGCCTGTTATAATTAAGTTTATGACAATATACACAGCACCTCCATTCGTAGAGCGTTTCCAATATAAAAATTGCAAACAGATCAATGATCCTGTAACTCGTAAGCGAGTATACCAAACGCCCGACGGTGAAAGACTGCCAAGCGTGACCACTATCCTTAGTGCTACCAAAGACATGACACACCTAAACGAATGGAAGAATCGTATAGGGCACGAAAAAGCACAACAGATTACTTCGGAAGCCGCAGGGGTTGGCACAGCGATGCATGCTAACTTGGAACGATTCTTAATAGGTGAACAGCGCCAGCCTGGTAATAATCCAGTACATGTACAGGCTAACAAAATGGCCGATGTTATCATAGAAAACGGCCTATCGCACATGACTGAGATCTGGGCTATGGAACAGTCATTATACTTTCCGGGACTGTATTCCGGAACCACAGACGGTATTGGGGTGTTTAAAGACGAGCCCTGTGTATTTGATCACAAGCAGACCAATAAACCTAAAAAGCTAGAATGGGTTGACGATTATTTCATGCAGTTGGTTGCCTATATACTAGCACATAATGAAGTCTACGGTACTGATATTCGCAGGGGTGTGGTGTTCATGTGCAGTCGTGATCTACAGTATCAACAGTTTGATCTACTGCCCGAGAATTTTAACATGTGGCAGGACCGCTGGCTTTCTAAAGTAGAAGAATACTATACCACAGGCATGCAGGGCTATAAGCAACTACTTACTCAGTAAGATAAATATCCTTATACAGAGGATAAATTCATGGCCGTTATTCAAATTTCTAAAATTCAAGTCCGCAGAGGACAAGAAGGTACCACAGGTATACCACAACTAGCACCTGGTGAGTTTGGCTGGGCAGAAGATACTGAGCATCTATATATAGGTAAGCGTATTTCTGAAGGCGCAGTTGACGATAAAAATTCTAGAATTTTAACCACTAACGATCTGAATAATGTTTTTAGTCTGTTGGGCAATGCCAGCACCTTAACAAATAATGTGCCCCAAATTTATCGTGGCGGTCCTACAGGCAATTATCCATGGATAGCATCTACAACTACAACTATTCAAACCAAATTAGATAATCATGTAAGCCTAACAGACTTTGGTCTTACTGTCACTGATGATACCGGTACTGTTGATATCACTGATATATTTAGACGAGCCGTAAACACTTTGTTTGCCAATCCCACAGCTTCACCGGACTATACTGAACCATTTAGGAAACTAATGATACCTGCCGGTAGTTATGTTATTTCTGATACTATCGAATTACCTCCTTTTGCCTGTATCGTAGGCGAAGGTCCTAACATCACTACACTTATTTTGAATAATGCTACCACTAGTATGTTTCAAACTGTGGCAGTTGATCTACAGACCCGCCAAAAAATTAACTACTATTATACTGATCCTGTTAGCGGAAATACCATGGTCAGTACTAAAAATTTGCCTCGTCATATCAAGATAGCCGATATGACCATGATGTACAAGACCAGTAGTCTGACTGCCACAACCGTAGCATTACTTGCCCTTGACAATGCCAAAGATATTGTTGTAGATAATTGTATTTTTAAAACAGATTCAACATCTTCGCGACAAACTACCTATGGTACCGGTATACGAGTACAGACCAGCGCAGTTAATGATAATACCGGTGATATCAATTATAGTGAAAATATACAGATAATTAATTGTCGTTTCGATAGCTTCCGCCGCGGTGTACAAATGATTGGACCCACAGTGCGCCCAATAATACAAAATTGTGTATTCCGTTGGCTAGATAGAGGAATCATTTGTAACGCATTATCTGTCGATGTAACCGGACCTTTGTATGGATTGTTTACTGGTAATAAGTTTGACCGTATCACTAGAGAAGGTATCATTGTAGTACAAAATAATCCTGGCGACTTACCTAGTAATAATATCAGTTCAAATAATACATTTGTCAATGTAGGTAACGGCACTAACTCCGACGATTTTATTACCTACGGGCCGCAGGCTAATTATTTTTCTGTTCTTAGTCAAACTGCAACTACTGTACCACCGCAGCCAGCGCCTAGTAAAAATGCCACCTTTAATGTAATTCAAAGCAATCAAGGCTACGCTGTATATCCGGATTTTGCAAATTATGGAGCAGGCTATAGTACATTAACAAATTCTAAACTAGTAATACCGGGTAACCTAATTGGTGGTAGTCCAGGTATAAACAATATTAATGTTACGGTGACTTCTACTACTGGTACAGGACAAATATATAGTTTTACCTATACAGGAACAAGCACATCTTTTGTTTTTCCTACGCCTGTTATTAATTTCCAAGCACCGGGTAATAAAACTGTTGATGATTATTTTAATAGAAGAGTCTATGCCAAGACCAAATTCAATGGAGTATCCAGTGTTAATATTGTTAACTCTGGAACCTTTAGTGCTAACTCTACAACTATTAAATTGAATTTTTCCGATACAGAAATAGGTAATATAAATGCACAGGCCCAGGCAACTCTTAGCTCAACAGTTAACGGTCACATAACTAGTATTACTATGCAGAATGCTGGATACGGATATCAACAGGTGCCTACAGTAGGCATTGATCCCACAACTCCCGGATTAGTTATTACTACTCTTGCCGCACTGACTCCTGTTTTATATAATGTATCATCTCAGTTTTATTATAATCCGTTAGTTGCAGGTAGTGTATCTATTAAAGATCCAGTTACATATACGGCTACAATTTTTAAATCCACTGTCGCAGGGCCAGTGACTACATCAATACAGGCAGGTCTGGCTACATTTGGGTCAATGGCACAGATCAATTACTCACTGTCGAATAGTCATCTGTCTAGAAAAGGACAGATGATTGTTAATATTTCTGCAGATGGGTATGCATCAATCACTGACAACTATAACTATAGCGATACTTTATTATTGGTAAGTCAGGGCAGTATTTCCAGTACAGCTCAATCAGATGTAAATGTATTTGCTGTAGATACTGCACTACCTCAAAACGCAATTTTTACATCTACAAATGTAAATCCTGCAGATGGGATTTGGTATGTAACCAGTAGCAATCCTGCATCGCCGTACTATAATCAATCTGGATTTTTATTGAGTGCGGTAAGTGTAGGCTCTATAAGAATATTCCAAGTTGATTCTGCAAGTCCTGCAATTAATTTTAAAAATACTGTAGGCGGTCAACCTGACACATGGTCATTATTGAGATCAGACAGTCCTGATATTAATTTTGATACTGTTACTCAGGCCAGTAAGAACTATGTAACATTGACATGTCAGAATTTGTCTTTATATACAGATTGTCTGTTTGAATACCAAGTCGATATATTACAATAAAAATCAATGTTTGATAAACCTATAGATGACCGTTTGAGTCTGTGGGCAGGATTTCGTGCCTCCATAAACACAAGTGATACACCTTTAGAGGATGTTTGGGATTTTTGGAAGTCTGCTCCCTACATACCCTACAACAATAAAATTGATCCCTATCATCAGCAGAGCTGGCCGAGTCCTTGGGAAATCATCGTTCATAACAAGTATGATGATTTTACCAAAGCTGTCATGATTGCCTGGACAATTAAACTTACAGATCGATACAGAGATTCGAAGATACAGATAAAAACATTAGTAGACAATAGCCAAAAGTTTCAGTATAATGTAGTAACAGTAGATGATCAATGGGCTATAAACTACAATGATAATGGACCCATTGAGGCAGTTAAACTGCCAGATTATTTTTACCTAGAAAATCTAATAGATCTAGAACCACCTAGGTAAATATCTTCCTCAGCATAATTTAAGGTACATAATGACAATAACAGTGGTCAAAAGAAATGGGGAACGAGTTCCTCTCGATATTAGCAAGATACAGAGACAGGTAGCACATGCCTGTAGAGGCATAGACGGAGTCAGTCCGTCCATGGTAGAGATCAAAGCACAGATAGAATTGCACGATGGTATGACCACAGAAACCATAGATGAGCTACTGCTCAAGGCCATGGTAGATCTGATAGATGAAACAGAAAATCCAGAAATCAACAATGTAAATTATCAATATGTTGCTGGCCGACAGCGTGTCAGCATGTTGCGTAAAGAAGTCTATGGTGAGTATACACCTCCTAAACTATTTGATATAGTTAAAAAGAATGTGGATCTGGGTATGTACACTCCTGCACTATTGGAGTGGTATACAGAAGATGAATGGAACATCATCGACTTATTCATTGACCACGGTAAAGATGAAGAATACACCTATGCGGCAGTTGCACAACTAGCCGAAAAGTATTTGGTACAGAATCGCGCCACTGGTACGATTTATGAAACTCCGCAAATTCGTTATGCAGTTGCCGCCGCCACTGCCTTCCACAACGAATCAAAAGAAACAAGATTAAAACTGGTCAAGGAATACTACGAATGTGCTAGTGACGGTCACTTTACATTGGCTACTCCTGTCCTTGCTGGCCTGGGTACAACTACTAAGCAGTTCAGTAGCTGTGTTTTAATCACCAGTGACGATACATTGGACAGTATCTTTGCCGCAGGCGAAATGATGGCAAAATATGCATCAAAACGAGCCGGAATCGGCTTGGAAATTGGTCGAATCCGCCCCTTAGGTGCCCCGATACGCAATGGCGAGATCAAACACACGGGTATGATACCATTCTTGAAGAAATGGTTTGCTGATCTACGCAGTTGTAGTCAAGGCGGAATCCGTAATGCAAGTTGCACAGTTACTTTTCCCGTCTGGCATTATCAATTCGAAGATCTTATTGTGCTGAAAAACAATCAAGGTACTGATGAAACCCGTGTGCGTCAAATGGACTATAGCGTAGTACTAAACAAAATGTTTTGGAATCGTTATAAGAATGGAAAAAGCATAACACTATTTGATCCTGCAGAGGTACCGGACCTGTACGAAGCCTATTACAGGGATTCGGAAGAGTTTGAAAGATTATATACAAACTATGAAAAGCATCCGACAATTAAAAAGAAAACGGTATCAGCAGATGAGATATTCAAAAATGGAATTCTTAAAGAGCGTACTGACACTGGCCGCATCTACCTTGTCAACATTGACAACGTCATCAACCAGGGTCCTTTTGATACGAGGCTTGACCCGATATATCAATCAAACCTATGCCAAGAGATACTTTTACCCACCCGCCCTTTCCAGAGAATTGAAGATCCTGAGGGACGAATTGCTCTTTGCACTCTTGGCAGTATAAACTGGGGTGCATTTAAAGATCCTCAGCAGATGCGCAAGGCCTGTAGAATATTAGTAAGGTCATTGAGCAATCTGTTAGCCTACCAGGATTTCCTAAGTATTCAAAGTAAACTAGCCAATGACGACTTTGAGCCGTTAGGAGTGGGCATTACTAACTTGGCCTATTGGCATGCTCGGCGCAATATCAAGTATGGCGAAAAGGACGCATTAGCCGAAGTCAAGCGTTGGATGGAACATCAGGCCTACTATCTAACTGAAGCCAGTGTTGAGCTGGCCAAAGAGCGCGGTGCTTGTAAAAAGTCTGCGCAAACATATTATGGTAAGGGTGTGTTTCCCTGGGAACGCCGTAGCAAAGGTGTCGACGAGCTGACCAATTTTGAACCTAGTTTAGATTGGGAAATTCTTAGAACTGATATATTAAAATATGGAATACGCAATGCTACCTTAATGGCAGTGGCGCCAGTAGAGTCCAGTTCTGTTGTTCTAAACTCCACCAACGGAATTGAAATGCCGATGGAAATGATTTCTGTTAAGGAATCAAAGGCTGGATCGTTTGTACAGGTAGTACCCGAGTACAAACGCCTAAGGAATCGTTATCAGTTGATGTGGGAACAAAAAGACTGTATTGACTATTTGAAAACTGCCGCAGTCCTAGCAGTATATATTGATCAAAGCCTAAGTACAAACACATTCTATAATCCGGCACATTTTGCTGGAGGTAAAGTTCCAGGGACACTGATCGCTAAAAATCTAATGTTGGCCTATAAATGGGGAATAAAAACCATGTACTATAGTTTGATCAATAAGGTCGGAGCCAAAGTTAGCGTCACTGGGACTACCGCTATCAATGCCGCGGATAATATTGTAATCTATGAAGACATTGAGGACGACTGTGAGGCCTGTAAATTATGAGTAAAGAACAATATAACCTATCAAAACCAACTAACTACCTCAAACGCAAGATGTTCCTAGATCCAGAAGGTCCGGTCACAGTACAGCGATTTGAGGAAGTAAAGTATCCTAAGATTCAAAAATTTGAAGAACTTGCTCGCGGGTTCTTTTGGGTTCCGGAAGAAATCAGTCTTACCAAAGACAAAATGGATCACAAAGACGCCAGTGATGCTGTTAAACATATCTTTACCAGCAACCTACTGCGTCAAACAGCACTAGACAGTATACAGGGCCGAGCACCTAATCAAGTCTTTAGTCCCGTGATCAGTATTCCTGAACTCGAAGCTCTGGTAAGCAATTGGAGTTTCTTTGAAACCAACATCCACTCGAAGAGCTATAGTCACATCATAAGGAATGTATATGGAGTACCAAAAGAAGAATTTAATAAAATACACGACACAGCTGAAATCGTGGCTATGGCTGCAAATATTGGTCGTTACTATGAGGATCTTCATCAGCTTAATTGCCGCAAAGAATTGGGCGAAGAAATATCCGTTCGAACTCACAAACGATCAATTTGGCTTGCTCTTCATGCATCGTATGCACTAGAGGCATTCCGCTTTATGGTTTCATTTGCCACAAGTTTGGCCATGGTTGAGAATCGTATCTATATCGGTAATGGCAATATCATCAGCTTGATTCTACAAGACGAATTATTACATGCAGAGTGGACTGCCTGGCTGATCAACAATGTAGTAAAAGATGACACAGATTTTGCCGATCTGGTTGACGAATGTAAGGAAGAAGTTTACGCTATGTATATGGAAGTTATTGGTGAAGAAAAAGCATGGGCCGACTACCTGTTTAGTAAAGGTGTAGTTATCGGTCTTAATGCAGATATTCTTAAAAACTTTGTAGACTATACAGCATTTACTCGCTTGAAAGATATTGGTATCAAATACCTGGCAGATCATCCTCGCCAAAGTCCTATACCTTGGTTCAACAAGCATGTAAATATCAACAAGAAACAGACCGCTCTTCAGGAAAATGAAAGTACCAACTATGTTATTGGTGTTATGAGTGATGTTGTAGAGTCAGAAGAACTTCCAGATCTATAAGGATAAAAATGAAAGCTATAGTATGGAGTAAGTATAACTGCCCTTATTGTGATCAGGCCAAGGCGTTATTAAAATCAAAAGATATACCATTTGAAGAAAAGAAAATTGGAGATGGGTATACCAAGGAAGAATTATTAGAAGCTGTTCCGACTGCTCGTACCGTTCCACAAATTTTCTTAGATGGCGAGTTGATCGGTGGTTTCACTGAACTACGGGCCCGACTAAATGGATGACGACAAACTAGGTAAACTGAAAGAGGCTTTAGATAAAATAAAGCCTGCTGAGTTCAGGTTCAAAGAAGAAGAGCCCGATACAAAAGTCGATGATATTCAAACTATTGATATAAGTGGATTTGGCGGAGTTCTAGGCGGGCTAGGTTATTCAGGTAATATTACCATTAGTAGCCACGGTGCAGCCGGTATTGGTGCAAGTGGCTCATATCTAACTGCCGGCGGTCCAAGTACAGGTCCTATTTGGACCAGTAGCCTTTCTGGTATAAGTGGCATGGGTAATGTTATCACTAGTCACAGCACCCCTAGTATGCAGGTAAAAGGTGATGCCGAGTTTGATGGAGACATCAAATGGAAAGGTCGTAGTCTGGGATCATTCTTAGAAAGCATCGAAGATAGGCTTGCTATACTACAAGAACCGGATCCTAAAAAATTAGAAAAACACGCGGCTCTTAAAAAGGCCTATGATCACTATAAACTATTAGAAAAGTTAATCGGTGATGAGTGAAAATAATTCTGCCAAGGGTACACACTTGGTTAGAAATTGACGAAAAAGGAAATATATGTTAATCAATAAAGGCCCAACTACGGGCGATGTAGTAAGTGTAAAATTAGTAAACGGTGACGAATTAATCGCTCGATTCGACGAAGATTCTCCGGGAATTATCAAGCTAAACCGCCCATTGGCATTGACCATGAGTGGGCAGGGGTTAGGCATGATTCCTTGGATGTTTCTTGGTGCTGAAGAAACAGTTTCTATTAAGAAGGAACACATCCTAGCAATGATGTTGAGTAAAAAAGATGCCGCTGATCAATATCTTTCGGGAACCACTGGTATCGCTCTGCGTTAAATACTAGTTTAGGAGAATAGTATATGGGTATTCCAATTCAAACCCCTATGGGGGCCACCGGCGGTGCAGGTATTTTCACCGCCATCGATAATGGTGTAGAATTAACCGCCATAGCAACTGCCATAACTTTGCAAACAGTTGAGATGGAGAGACTTAGGTTTACTATAGCCGCACTGGTCAATGCTGTCAACAAAATAGCAGATGCTAGTGATGCTACTAGTAAATCGTTGTCTGATATCAATTCATCTGTAGGTGGTGTAAATGTAGCCATGCATGATGCTACAACAACGGCACAAACACTGGCTGCTAGCCAAATACAAAAAAATAATTTTGATATAGCTGTAACCAAACAGGGATATGAAAAGTTAGGCGAAACTCCTCCAAAGATGCCGACAATTATCGAACAAATTAAACAATCTGTAAGTGATAGTACTGTTATTCATGCACAGGTAAAAGCACAGAACTTGATCGCTGGCAAAATTGAAGATGCTGTTACTCAGATACAGAGCTGGATTACAGGATCTGCAGTTTATCAAGATGTTGCTAACTGGATTAAGCAAAAGAAAGATGCAGTGGTTGCATCAATACTACCTGCTGGACCCAAGGCTTTGGCTATCAATACTGCGGCGCAGGCTGGTACTCCATTACCGCCTAACATCTAATCACATATATGTCTAGTCCTTGGATTACTAAATCTGGAATACAGAAAAACAGCACTAGCCCGGCGGTTGATGATCTATATCAATCGCCTAATGTATTCATCAATGGGGTTCCTGTTGTTCTATATAATCCGCCCGGGGATAGCCCGGCTGTGGCCGCAATAACACTGGCCACAGTGTCCAACGACGAAGTATATTTTTCCAAAGGCCCCGAAGCCGCCAAGCAATACATCCAGAGTCTCGTGACTGCGGGTGTTATGACACAGGCCGAAGTTGATGCTGGCACGGCGGCTGCGGCGGCCCTCTCTACATCTACTGCCGCTGTTACTGCTGACTTTGCCGGAACCAGTGTAGCGGCTGATTGTAAGGCCATACACGGATTGACTAGTTTCCCTGATAGCCTAGTGTTGACTCCTAAGGGAACTACGCTGGGCGATCTATTACGGAAGGTAACATTCCCTAATCACAATATAGTGGCACAGAAAGGGCTTACCAAGGATCAGATTGTCTGCAATCTGGCCAACCTAGCACAAAACATTTACGAACCATTAAAGGCTCAGTTTCCCGATGTTTTTATAACCAACACTTTCCGTGAAGGTGAAAATCAAAGTCAACACGGCACTGGTCAAGCTATGGACATACAGTTCCATAGATTGCCTAGCAAGGATTATCTAGCAAGAGCAGAATGGATCAAGGCTAACTTACCCTATGATCAATTGTTGTTGGAATGTCACACTAGTGGAGCTCTTTGGATACATGTGAGCCATTATAGTGGCACCGGCATAAATGTACATGCTAAATCCCAAGGTAATTGGTATGCTACTATGATTAATGACAAAGACTTTACACCGGGGCTAAGGGATCTATCTGTTGTACCGGGAGTCAGACCAGTCCCTGCGGCGTAATTGTATACGGCTATCGCCCTAGCCAATCTTAATTTGACAATTGTTGTTGCATAAACTCTTGTGCAAAGATATTTTCAAATACTGTATTATCTTCTAGAGCTTCTATTTCGTGCCATTCTCCGGCAACCAAATTCAAGGGTTGACTGAATTTATCCATAGTCAACTCTTTTCCCTCTTTGCGAACTACAATGCTGCCTGCATGGCAAACACAGGCATGGCTGTATGCATGACTATGTTTGGGCAATCCTTGACCTAGATCAGCATGGTACACATTTACTGCCGCACCATCATAGGTGAACATGTGAGCAGGTATTACCTGTACGGGCATGTTAGAATGTGTTTGTTCCAGTAGATACTGGCTGTACTGAACTGACTCCAGCAGATGTCGGTCCTGGTATTAACGGCTCCACTAGGGCACTGATATGACTTAGATCCAACGAGCTCACTGCATCGGTTCTTGATAGATAATGTTGCATTTGCTGACGAGGAGCAAATTCCATGATATAGGCGTCCAGTTCGGGTAAAGTCAATGTAGTGTTGGTTGCCGTGTTGACAGGAAGATCGTATTGATATATAAAAGGACGATCGATTCCTTCAGCTAGGTAGTTTACCTGTATTGAATTAGTCTTTTCGTTTAGTGAAATAATTTTGTATTGAATATTCATTTTTGTCTCTTGTTTAATTTAGAGCTCCGGCGAAGCCACCACTGCCGCCGTAGCTAGATACATTTGCAAATCCCACTGTGGCATTTCCTTTTGGTCCACCGAGACCAGCATATCCGATGCCGGGATTGTTGAAAGGTCCATCGGGCCCATCTTGACCGATGTTTCCACCTGCAGTACCGAGATATGCACCAACAGTTAGACCTCCATTACCACCAGGGCCGCCTTGAAATAACTCAACCTGTCGAGGTTGACGAGTTTCAGTTATGCCCCCGCCGACTCCGCCAGTGCCGCCGATTTGTTGCCCGCCACCACCTATGTAACTACCTCCGGCGCCACCACCGCCACCGTCGCCACCGTGATATTCAGTACCACATCGGCAGCAAACTCCATAATTATTAATGTTGTTAGTGTATCCGGCATTTCCGCCACCCCCTCCACCACCGCCACCGATGAATCCGTTGTTGGTGATATTGATAGATACACCCGGTTGGCTAGCAAAATACATAGCGGTGCCACCACCGCCGCCGTCGCCGCCATAAGTGGGAGAATTAAACTGATTAGTGTTATCGGCACCAATGCCGCCAAAGCCGCCCATGCCGTATATTCCGGTCCCGCCACTAATCGTGATATTCATAATATCTCCACTAGATAGACCGCTAACATAAAATGCGGGATCAAACCCAGTCGAAAAAATGTTTACTCCGACTATTACATTAAATGTAGTTCGGCCCGCAACATAACTACCGCCCGAATGATATGCTGTATCATTTTTTGGAGTGGCATTAAAAATCGTCCCGCCTCCCGAATAGTCTACTGTAATAGTTACTCGATTGCTCAGACCTAAAAATTCCAACATGTTGCAGTTAGCTCGCCCAAAGGCCGCCTGCCCTGCGTCAGACAAGCTACCGGCGGCAAATTCGGTTTTTATAGCGGATAAGGATATCGGTGCGTATACGGGTAATGTCATAGTAGTGTATTTATATATTATTCAGTTGACAGGTTTAAAAATTCCTGTTATAGTTGTAAACTGAATACAAGGCAAAGGCGTTAAATAGTATATCCAGAAAGGTAAACTGGTGTAACTAGTTGCTAGGGTGAGAGGCCCTAAGGTCGGGCGGAGACCGTTCATGCTTTTTGGAGTCCGTCATTTTTGGAGAATAATATGAAAAGTAAACTTATTATCAGTTCAGTTTTTGCCAGCATTTTGGCAATGAGTGCATTGTTTGCTTGTAGCCCTGTCCAGGCCCAGTGGCATCACCACAGTGGATACTATCACGGTTACCGCGGTTATGGGTGCGGCGGATGTTGGATTGGCCCTGCTGTAATCGGTGGAGTAATCGGATACGAACTAAGTCGCCCTGCTCCGATCATCGTACAACAACCGCCTGTTATTGTACAACAACCGCCGGTGATCGTGAATCCGGAAATCCGTTATGTTGACGGCATTGCTTATCGCGTACAGATCATGAATATCAATGGCATTAACCAAGAGGTATTAGTAAAGCAATGAAAGTTAAAAAATTAATCTTAAAATTGAACAAGGCCGAATTAGAGCATAATCTAAAAAAGGTCAAAGAACTTTGGTTTAAAATATTAAAGAAAAGTCTCAAGGGTAAACACACTGAGGCAGTTCGTTAAAAGTTAAGACTGTATGAAGTCGATTGAAACGGATTCTGGACGCGGGTTCGATTCGCGAGTCGAACATAAATAATATTATGTTCTACACAGTTTATAAAACAACTAATCTTATCAACGGCAAAATCTATGTTGGCCTTCATATAACTAATAATCTAGAAGATGATTATTTAGGAAGTGGGTCTCAACTTAAATCGGCAATCAAGAAATACGGTAAAGAAAACTTCAAAAGAGATTACATTAAAATATGTAACTCTCCTGAAGAAATGTATGAGTTAGAAGCAGACATTGTAAATGAAGACTTTGTTAAAAGGTCAGATACTTACAATATGAAAACAGGCGGTACAGGATCTTGGTATCATGTAAATTCTAATCCAGCAGAAAAAAGTAGGACTAGCAGTATAGGCGGAGTAAAGACTTCTAGCAGAGATACGAATCCTTTTAAGGATCCAGAATGGCAGAAACAATACGAATGGACACGCTCTCCGGAGATATTAAAAGCTAACAGTATCAAAGCCAATAGTCCAGATGCTATTGCTAAAAAGAAAGCTACTTGGAAAGAAACAGGTAGAGGACAAGGTAGTAAAAATTCACAATATGGAACCTGTTGGGTTACACATAGTGAGTTAGGTAATAAGAAGATCAGTAAAGATGATCTTGACAAGTTTCTAACTTTAGGTTATACTAAAGGCAGAAAGATAAGACTGTATGAAGTGAATTGAAACGGGTCTTGGACGGGAGTTCGAATCTCCCCTCCTCCACCGAAGCATATTTGTAATAGTATTTTTCGGTGGGGGAGTACATGGTTTCGACAGGGTCAAGAGTAATGAAATGGACAGTCCGGCAATGTAGAAGCCGTTAGGATTGGGGTAACCCGGTCGAAGAAGCAAAACAAAGTAAACGCAAACGACTCACAGTTCGCATTAGCTGCCTAAACTCAGCTTAGGGTAAGACATACCTCGTAACAGAAACTCAAGAACCCGCTTCGGCGGGTTTCTTTTTGATACATAATAGTGTGCTATACAGCACATTCTAAAAAGGAAACTACAATGAGAAAGATTGCCACAGCACTTGTGCTGGCGTTATCTGCTATTACAGCTTCTGCTTTAGAGGTCGGCGTTACAGCAGGTTTGAATTTCAAACAAGCTGATCCATACAGCTTCGGTGGCGGGTGTGGATTTATCGTTGGGCCTATGACCTGTACCAAGGGTACAGATCGCGAGGAATTCGGTATCACAGTTGGCAAGCATTTTGGCCAATTGGGATTGACAGCCGGTGTTGCTCACTCTTCAGGTGGTAGTCCTGTTACCCTACCAACAGACGGTCCGTTTAAGGACAACAGACAATATCGTTATAGTGCAACTGCATCATACGATATTTTTGGAGTTGGCCCAGCTATTGTTTCTGTAGCGGCCGGAGGTGCATATCTCCAAAACAGTCGTGCGGCGGATGGATATGCAACTACGATCGGTGCAGGCATCCGTTATCCTATCAATAAAGAATTTTCTTTGGGTATGGACTATGCTCGCCAACACGGACAAACTGCGGTCAAGCAATTTGACGGCAATCGTGTTGCAGTTGGATTAAAATACAGTTTTTAATAGACTATAATTTGTCCAATGGCCCGCTTCGGCGGGTTTCTTTTTGATTGACAATACCAAAAAACTATTGTATAATAAAGACTTACTAACAACTACTTTAATTGTACTATGGACATTCAATTAAACATTAGACAAGGCGCAACCAAAGAATTCGTAGGCATGATAGTTAAGTTTTTTGAACAAGAACTTAAACTTAAAAATAGTTCCTGGACTTTGGATGTGCGTACCAAGCGGGGCATGCGGCTTGAAGGAACACGAGGATGCGTTACCTATATGGGTCCAAAATATCTAATAATGCTTGTGGATTCCGGCTTGGATCTCGAGAGGTTGGTGCTTACTATTGCACACGAAATGGTCCATGTTAAACAATATGCCCGAGGGCAAATCAAACATAAATTGGGCAGTAAAACCTATTACTGGATGGGCAAGCAGACCCGTAAGAAATATTTTGAACAACCTTGGGAAGTGGAGGCATTCAGTAAGGAGCGCAATTTGGCAAATAAAATTTTCCAAATTATCAACACATAAATAGAAATCTGTGTTATAATTAGTTTTTAACCACTTAGAGGATATATGAAAAAAGTTCTTTTAGCAGTAATGCTTAGCCTTGCATTTGGTGGCGCTGTTGACGCTAAACCGGGTGGCGGGGGAGGCCATGTTAGTTCAGGTGGAGGTGGACGCAGTTTTAGTTCTCCTAGCCCTGTGCATCCTATCGCTACACCTAGTCCAAGTAAAGGCAGTTTCAGTGCCGCACCAAGTCCTAGCCCAAGCCAAAAAGGCAGCTTCAGTGCTCCGCCTGCGGCTGCTCCGAGGCAGACAACTACCGCTACAACAACTACTACAATGACACGCAGGACAACCGGCGGCGGCTACGCAAGTGCTCCTGTGATGTATGGCGGTATGGGTATGGGATTTGGTTACACCAACGGACTGTTGACTGGGTTGATTATTGGCAACATGATGCATCCCACAAACACGGTGGTATATTCGGGAGGCGGGTATAATGGTAATGCCCTACTTTATCCCGATGGTCGAGTTGTTAACCAACAAGGCTACCAAGTCGGTGTTTACCAAAACGGACAGTTTACGCCTATGAATGGTGGAATGGTTGCACAACCTGCTCCTGCAGATGCTGTTCAATATCAGAATTCACCAACACAGCCTGTGGTGCTTGAAAAAGCAGGACCCAGCAATTGGGAGATTGCAGGCATGATTGTACTTGGTATTGCATGTGTCTTGTTGTTCTTGTTTATTATTGGAGTTCTTTAAATGACTTTTCTTATCGTAACATTTTTTATTTTGCTAGTCGTGGCTCTCGTAGTAGCCGTTAACCGTAGGAGTGACCCTGTGATTTATGATGATTTTAATGACGAAGAAACTGTAACAACTACAACTGTTACAACTACAACTACTGATAATCCACAACAGGGCAATTTGGTTGCTACTGTGGGTACTATCTATGCTTACCAAAATGCAGGCAATGCACAATGGTTTGTTAAAGATCCGGTAGACAATGAAGAAACTGCTGTCAACGCCAATGATGACTACTACCGCGATGCCGGTGGCAAAGTTTGGTCATTGATGTAAAAATATACTGGGGATTATCCCCAGTATAAATAAATTTGCGGGTGGTCCGCAAACCAACACTCTTTAAATTAACATGCGTCTAGAGTGTACGCAGTAAAAGGAAGAAAAATGATGTACGAATCAAAACTCGTTGCAAGTCTAAAAGCTACCGGCAAAATCCTTCGTGAATTCAAGGACACAGTCTATATTCCATTTGGTAGCGAATATAGTTTCTTAATCAAAAACCTCAACACAACACGAGCACTGGTTAATATTTTTATTGACGGTGAAGATGTTATCCAAGGTGGCCTTGTACTCAATGCCAATCAAGAAGTTGATCTTGAGCGTTATGTAAAAAACGGCAATCTTCGCGAAGGCAACAGGTTCAAATTTATTGAACGCACGGCCGCAGTTGAGGAACACCGTGGTGTTAAACTTGAAGATGGACTAATTCGAATTGAATTCCAATTTGAAAAAGCTCTACAGGTTCGCCCGAATCCGTTCCAAACAGTTTGGCCTAGCCATAGCCAATATCAAGGCGTTGTTGATAAGTTCAGTGTAACAGCCTGTGGTGCAACATACTCAACCAATATCAATGGTGTAATGCGTGGCGTGGACTTCAGTCAAGGCGAAAGTGTCAAGGCAACCGCTGCCGCCGCAATCAATCAAGTAGCACCGGACATGATGGAAATGCACGATGGTATGGTTACAATGGATTGGAATGATGTCGGTATTACTGTACCTGGTAGTAAGAGTAATCAGACATTCCAACATACCACAATGGGTGCAATGGAATCGGAAAAACATTCTATTGTGTTTAAACTGTTGGGCGAAACCCCTGATAACAAACCTGTATTAGAGCCCGTCAATGTCAAGATGAAACCACGATGTGTTACCTGCAACAAACAAAATAAGGCGACAGCCAAGTTCTGTGCAGAGTGCGGTACAGCGTTGGAGATTTTTGCCTAATTAACACACATCCAGGCATGTATCCAAATCAGCTTTATCTTGTTAGCTACATGTCCGGATGTTCGGGAACATTTATTTCCTATGCTATAGTACAGGGCATGCGGCATGGTAGAATGCCCAGTTATGATTTTTCTGATACTTTAAATGCACATTTTGTTCCTTCACTAAACTCTATGAGATGGAGGGGAAAATATAACTCAAGGATTAGATTTATAGATCAAATGATGCCACCTCATAACAGGCGTCCTATATTTTTCAATGAGCATCCCGAACCAGACTGGGCCAGACTTTTTGATATATTTCCAAATACAAAAAATATTCTGATACAGAGAGATATAAGAACACTGATTAGAGTACAGGCTAATTTTCATTTCAAAATTTACCTACCAGAATTTAAAAGCAATGGGGATAAGATAAGTTCAGAGGCCACTGATCAATATTGGAGATCCATGCAACAGCATAATCCCAATCTACAGAATTACAATATAGCCAATGCTCCCGGAGATGAGTTGCTTAAAGGTATAGAATGCTATACGAGGTTTCTCGAAGACAACCCCGAATCATTTAATGGATTATGTGGAAAATATAATGCCCTATGCCCTATACCCGATGAATATTCAGACAGGGTAGTTGCCATTAATTACTATGATGTTATACATAATCCCGAACTAGTTCTAGATACTATATCAAAATTTATAGACTATCCGATTACTGATGCTGTGGTAGAAAGCTATAACAGCTACTTAAAACAACAGACAGTGCTCATGCCTTGGCTGGACGACAAGTAACCAGAATCTGTTGACTTCATGGTTAATACTAATATATAATATATTACACAGAAAGGAGACATTATGTCCGTTACATTAAAAAATCTTGAAAGTGCGTTGGCTGGGGAGTCAATGGCTCATATCAAGTATCGCTACTTTGCAAAGATCGCTCGAGAAGAAGGATTTGAAGAAGTTGCTCGACATTTTGAGCACACAGCAGATCAGGAAATCAAACATGCCTGGGGTCATTTGGAATTGCTGATTGGCAAGCCAACTACTAAGGAATGCTTAGAAAAAGCTATCGAAGGTGAAACATATGAGTTCACTACAATGTATCCAGAATTCAAAGCTACTGCTGAATTAGAAGGCAACA